GTTAAAGAAATGTCTTCTAGGCAAGTGTATCATGACTTGACTATCTTTGGTGCTTTACTAATATTTGTTCTTTTATTTCTTACATCAGCAATTGTTCCTTTGGCTAGATCTGGAAAGTCTTTGCCTTTATTCCTTTTTTGCCAGGCATCCATAAAGGTCTCAACATGAGAATCAACTAACTGCATAACCTGTTCATCAGACATAGCGTTAAGTTCTTCCTCAGTATGCTTTCTCCAAAATGATTTTACAATTACTGGCTCATACTGTTTTTTCATCTTTTGTACTTTCCAAATAATAAACTATCCAACCCATGGAAATTCCAAGGATTAGGCTTCCTGTTACTAAATTACCAATGCCCATTGCAATTATGGCTTTTAAATATTTATCCAATTTGTCTTACCTCAACTGGAAATGCATATTGAGATTCTTGTACTATTCTTCTCTTTGGCATTTTTTTTCTGATCCCCAAAAAGTTACACATTTCAGGTTGATGCATTGATTCTTTAGTTTCTTTATTCCACAGGATTAATTCTCCTGTAACCATTGTTCTATTACAAACACTACAAGTCTTCTTGTATTTATTAGTAATAGTTAACCATTTATCATTTAACATTTACTTCTCCCATTCTCTTATATAGTATATATACAGTACCATGATTTCCCTAAGCAACCGTAACCACTATTTTAATTAAAAAATAGAAGAAACAGATTGTTTAGAGAAAAACATTTCCCACTGGAGAGGTACCGTAAAACTTCGCAGTGAATTCAGTATAGCATTGATGTTTATTAAAAAGCAAATGTAGTAGTCAAATATGACGATTCTCAGCAAATTGTTACATGATTGTTACAATTGAAACGGACAAAACGGACATTACAGACATAAAAAAAGAAGTCCTGGCCAGAAACGGGAGTTAAAGAACCAGGACTTCCTATGGTCTATGAGTTAACTTGGAGGTGAACAACATAGAATACTATTGTAGCAGGTGGTATAAGGTTATGTCAATATACCTTGACTTTTATTGGATTACCGTTTTCATCAGTAGTCCACACTTCAACAAAATCTTCTTCTTGTGTATTTTCTTCTGTCATGACTTCTCCTTAGTATAACTTTACTTTTACAAGGTTGCCGTCTTTGTCACGGCTCCATGTTTCAATTGGCTCTAGGCCTAAACTTTCAATATTTTGTTCTTCCATTTTAGTACCAGCCTTTCTTTTCAAAATGTTTCCAGGCTCCACATGGAGTGGAATGCCTTCTTGAGATATATGACAGTGTAGCAACTAATTGCGATACTGCACTATCTGATTTCTTCATTCCAAGACTGCTTGCTGTGCTGTCTAGGAGTTGACCTACTCCACTTGCTGTAGATGTAGGGTTTTCTGCCTTTGGATTCCAGGCTGATTCTTTTCCAATCAACTTGGTCAAACACAGAAATTGCTCTTTATTGAGCAAATCCTTTGCCACTTCCTTTGCACTTACGCTCATCAGAGGTGGTCTTTCTTTATATATTACTAGTTCTGGTATTGCTTGATCTGTTGTAATGCTTGCTTGTAGAAATACTGCCAGTAAAGAGACTATAACGACTCTTACCCATATATTCTTATTTCGCTTAATAAATCTTCTCCTTTGGTTAGTGAACTGCCCCAACTCATTGGCATAGATTTACCTCCTTTTACAGTTTGTTTCTTTCTATCATATCGCATATAACCTCAAGGGTCCAAGAATCTAGCCCTTCAACCTCTGAGAGTTTTTCTACGATTTCCTCCTTGGCATAAATATAGCCATCTTGGAAACCTTCTTTGTAATCTGACATTGTTCTAGTTTACACCATATTGGCTTATAAAGTCTTTAATATTATTCTTCTCCAGCATATTTTACAATAATCGTTATATCCATCATCAGTGTTTTTCATTTTGTTAAACTCAGAGATATTGTAATCTATTCCGCAATACCTGCATTTTTTGTGCTCTATAAACATTTGGCTTCTTTGGGACATGGCTTTCCTTGAGAAATAATAATGGCTAGCACATGCCCTACAATACGAATTATAGCCATCTCCGTATTTTCTATTTGCCTTATTAAATTGATCGTAGGGCTTCTCAATATTACACATTGCACAGTATTTCATTATGTCCTAAATGTCCGTTTTGTACCTTTTGTATATATTCTACTGTAAATCTACCACCTATGCAACTATCTAGGATGCCCTTTAGAAGCCTTCTAAGGCCCTTTTAAGCCACTTTAAGGGCTTAGCCTAGGTAGGAATGTCTAGAACAGGAAAAGAGCCCCAGATTAACTCTGAGGCCCTTCCTTGTAGATAAATGAACAGACAAATATTGGTGGTTCTGTATTTGATCTACATAGCCCTATTGTACTCCTATTTACTTCTTTATGCCAAATTCTTTTTCATTAGGCTGTAATGCTTTTACAAGAGGACCAAGTAGTCCTGCTACAAATGCGTTTGCTAATACCTTTGGATCTGTGATTCCTGCCATGTACATAGCAAGTACGGCTGCTGCAGATGCTCTAAGCCATGATTGTGCTACGGCTAATGCTTGATCCTTTTTTGTTTTTTCTTTTAAGTATGCTGGCTTCTTAGTTGCCATTATGACTCCTTCTGTGGTGATTTTCTTTTAGGTCGTACATTCTCAGTCATGAGAATATTCATTATTTGCTCAACCTGCTTCTCCAGTCTGTCAACTGAGTCTTTTAGGCTAGTCCCAGAATTGGGCTTTAACTCATAAAGATAATGCTTTACAAGCCAACGGACTGCTGTTGCAAATCCACCTACTAATGTGAAAACGGCAACAAACAACCCTGCCCATTCCTGTGGTGACATATTACTCTCCTTGTGTAGTTTCCCAGAGATGCTTCTCTGATTGATATCTTTCTTCAAAGTCTAGAACTGGACGGTAATCACAGCACTTGCAGATTGGTCTGTTGTTGCTGTAGTCTGGTTGTGACCAGTAGCCCATCTTGGCTCTAAATTTGAAATCTGATTTCCATGAGTTATTAGCATGTCCGTCTGGTGTAAACGCCCAATGATCAGGCTCTGCAAATTGCATAAATAGCAAATGAACAAACTTGTCTTCATCTTCTGATGGGAACTCTGGTCTCCAGTGCATAGAGTCATTGCCACAGAAAACAATACAGTCATTAGGTTGCTCATCATATAGAACATCATCTACTGCTAGTTGCCAGTCAATATTCTTATCAATGCAAATGTCTAGAGAATACTGACATGCTGATTGGTCATAGTGTTTCCAGAGTTGTGGCTTAATACCGTTTTGTTTTTGGTATCTACCAGTATGGAATCCTGCTCTGCGAATAGTATCAGAGCCAAATGTCTTCTTTGCTATTTCAAGAATCTCTGCTTCTGTTTCAGCATCAAAGTGTACTTCTTCTAGCCATCTACCAGCAACTGTGTGATAGAAATGTGGGCCATCAGGTCCTAGATTCATTTCTAGTAATTGTTTCTTTACCTTCTCAAATAACTCTGCTGGAAGGAAGTTCTTAATAGATCTTGTGTCTACTGCAGTTCTCATTATTTTCTCCTATATTCTATATTTGAACTTTTAATTTGTCTATCATTTCTTCAAAAGAATCTTCTCTGGAATCTACTTGAACATAATTAATGTTAACATAGTTTCCAAATTCTTTAAAATGATATCTATACAAAGGATTTACCATTATTTCTATGCCCTTTGTTTGTTCACTGCCCCAGAGTAAGTTAAATAATCCTGCCCCAGAAACGCTTGCTATTGTCTTTGCTTCACTAAATAGTTTAATCTGTTCTATGAGTCCATATTCTTCAGCGTAAACTATTTCGTATCCTTCTGATCTAAAAAAGTCTTCTAATCTTTTTTCATTTTTGTAATATCTTTGTTGTGATCTAGACTCTTCCATAATTTGAAGATATTTTTGATTATACTTTTCTCTAGAAATAAAAATATTTCTAAACTTTTCTGATTCTATATATGGCTTAAGGTCTTTTCTTATAATATCTATGGCTAAATAGTTATACTTAAACCATTCGCTAGTTCCACAAGGCTCTGTTCCTAGATGGCAATTACAAAATGGAACATATCGTTGAATTGGTAGTGTATCTGAAACATCAAAAAACATTATTGCTTCATCAAATATATAAGTATTTTGAGATATGTCTATTATTTCTTCTTTATAATCAAGAATCTTAATAAGATCTTTAGATATATTATTGTGTTGAGCCAGAAGTCCTCTTGAAGAATCTTCAAACAGTACTGGTCTTAGTTCTGGATACTTTAATTTAAGAATCTTGTATTGAGCATAAACATCCATCAAGGAATGGCCATATGGAAGAAACATAGAAAATAGAAATACTTGTTCTTTGTATATTCTTGGTTCTGTATTATTGTTTATTTTTAAGTCATATATGCTAAGATTGTTAAAGTTAAAGTCAAGGAACTTTGTTTCTTCTATTCTAGAGTATGTTATCTCTTTCATTAGAATTCCTCTACTTTCAAATCTATTTTGCATCCCGCACAAATTCCAGATTTAGGGCCATCATTCTCAAGATGGTCTCTCCAGGGCTTATATTTTTCATTTCTGTAGATTTCCCACAAAGGAGCATCATTTACATGAGCCATAATTCCATCTTTGTGCTCAGGTACATCTGATCTTGTGTTGCAACATACCATTACGCTACCATTGTAGTCTATGTACATGTTCTTAAATGGCTGTGTACATGCCTTAGTTCTTGTATACTCTTCGTTAAATCCAGCAACTTTTTCAGTTCTAGAGGTTCCTTCTACAGCAAAGTTTCTTGCTCTTAGGTGTACAACTATTCCATCTATCATTAAGTCATATTCAATTCTATGATTGTCAATGTCAGAAATAACTACATAGTCAACGCCAAGTCCTTTAATCTTTTGCTGCATACGCTTTTTCATCTTAGCATGATTGTATTGCTCATTATTTGCAAGGTACTGTTGAATAAACAACTCATTAAGCCCTGCGTCCCTAAGAGCATGAATATAGTCAAGGGTAACATAGTCACCATTTGTGTTAGTTCTTAGTTTAGCCTTTGGCAATATTTCTCTGGCTTGAGAGATACGCTTTAGGATTATCTCTCTATAGGCTAAAGGCTCATTGTATCTGCTATAGGTAATTTCTTTATCATAATCTATTTCTGATAACTGACTAAGTATAGATAAATACATTTCTTCTGGCATGACATTATTGTCAGAATGTCTATCTATATAAGCATTAGGACAAAACCAACATTTTCTGTTGCAATAAGAATATACTTCTATCTCTATAAGATTAAGTTGGCCTTTAAACCAATTCTTTATGTCCATGTACTAGGCCATCCACTGAACTACCACATATCTAAGTCCGTCTGTTACTGGGTGGACTTGGTGATTATAAATAAAGTTTGATGGAAATATAAGAAGGTCGTTCTTTTTTGCTTTAAATCTTAGGCCATGTCTATTAAATTCTACATCTCCACCTTCATACTCATCATTTAAGTAATAGGTTAAAGATATTCTGCGAGTAAAGAATGGATGATCATCAATATGGTCATGGAACTTTTGCTCTTTTCCGTATCTAAGCAGTTGTGGGTTCTCAAAGTTTTCTATCTTTGCATAGTAATGAGCCATATATTGATCCAAGCATGGCTTCATTTGTTCATGAAATTTCTTTGTAAATTCATTAAGAACCGTATCTCCATCATCAGTATGATGTGGAAGCATAATAAGATCTGTATCTCTAGCCTTGGTATTTGTGCCAGATTGATGTTCTGACTCATTTACTAGAACTTCTGCTGCCCTCCAAGAAATGTCATTCTCTTGTATCTTGGCTATATACTCCATTGATTCAGGAAAGATATTCTCAAATACTACGATTCCTGGTGCTAGTTCTTTCATATTACCACTTCCCTAATGGACATTTTGCTGCTTCATATTTGGTTTTTATTGTCATGAAACATCCACACTGTTTACAATTTTTTGTTGGCAATAGTTCTGGACATGCCTGACAAATAGACATTCTTTCTTCTGCTAACTCTTCAGAAGCCGTTGGAGGATGCTTAAGAAGGTCCAATGGAGTAATTCCATTTTTTTCTTTATATCTTTGCCATGCTGTAGTCATCTGCCCCGTATTCCTTCTATTGTTTCTTAAATGTTGTATGTCCAAAAGCATAACTTGGATTGCTTGCAAGCATTGAGCCAAGTTCTGATGTAGTCGTGAGTTGTTCTAGTTCATCACCTTTATGGTTGACAAATTTTACAATAGAACATTCATCGTTTACGCATTCAATGGTTGTTGTTCTAAGTAATAAATCAGTAAATGAGTTATGAGTAAGAATCTGCTTTACAGTTTCAACTTCTCCTTGTTCATCTTTTATTATAACAATAACACCACGAACAATATATTCATCGCCAACATTAAGAGTTTCTGTTAATGCTTCTCTGTCTTCTTCATTAAAATATATATCATTATCTGTTAACATAGTTCTCCTAGTATATCATTAAAGCAAATTATTAACATGGTCCACAACCTGCTCCTGCACTTGTTGATGGTCCGTAACATAGACCAGATCCATAAGCATTGTCGCAAATGTTATTTGCAGTGGCATAGGCTTCAGCAAACGATGTAAATGCATAAGACTGGCATCCACCTAAGCAACCACAACATGACCAATAATAGGTTGTTGTTGGACTTACTGGAGGAGTTACAGGTGGTGTAACTGGAGGAGTTACAGGTGGTGTAACTGGTGGAACCACAGGTGGAACTACTGGTGGGGTTACAGGAGGAACAACAGGTGGTACCACAGGAGGAGTCACTGGAGGTACAACTGGTGGCACAACTGGAGGTGTAACTGGAGGTACAACTGGAGGAACCACTGGTGGTGTCACAGGTGGTACGACAGGAGGTACAACGGGAGGAGTTACGGGAGGCACTACAGGTGGGACCACAGGTGGAGGTGTAGGTGCAATGTATCTTAATGTTACACCTATGCCACTTGGGTTACGAAATAATGGACTCACGATTCTCCTCTTTTAACTATTAAGCAAACTTATTTTGTGAAGCAAGAACAGTATATGTTGCTGCTGCAGTCTTTATAATTGTATAAACATAAACATCTGTTGAATTTATATTTCCTGAAGAAGGTGCTGTTCCACCTAACCATTTAGGAGTTACTGCTGATTCATCAATAGTAAAGCCTGTTGGATAGTATGCTGTAGCACCATTTGGTGAAATAATAACTGCAGTAATTTGTTGACCAATCGCCATGATTGAATCAAGAGTAACTGAGGCACTTCCACGAACATTTAGTGACCAATTTGCTGATGCATTTGAGGTATATGTGTTTATACCAGCACCTCTCATATTGATATTTATGTTTCCAGAAATTCCTCCTGCAGTAATTGCATTTACTTCTTGTGGAGCAGCGAGAACTATAGATCCACCAGTTAATGAATCAATAGCAATTGTTGGAACTGGACCTGAAGCATTAGTAATTTGAATTCCATTACCAGCAGTTAATCCAGTTATATCTCCAGTACCAAATGACTGCCATGCAGCACCATCATAGTAGACTGTAGTATTTGTATCAGCAAGATAGGCAAACATACCTTCTTGGACAACGCCTACTCCCAAAGCAGCATCTCTTGCTGCAGCGTTAGCAAAGTACATAATAGTTTGATTCTGCAGGTTGTACTGGACCTGTGCTGCAGTTAGAACATCGCCTGTTGTATATAGACGATATCCTGCGTTTGGACTACCTATTGGCATCTTTTTTCTCCTTTAGTATGATAGTGCATTTGTATTAGGTGGATCTGTTAATGCTAGTATACCCTGATTTGCTGAATCAAGGATAAAAGCCTGGATAATTGGTTCTGCTGTGAGAAGTTTTGTATTCCAGATTCCTGGTCTCACATCGTGCTGTACGCCCTGAACGAACAACTCACGAGTAATTGTAGAGCCACCAGCCATAGTCTTTGTAATATTTATAAGAGTATAAATATCCATAGAAACATTAACGAGTGTCTCAAATTCAGTTCCATCCAATAAGTTTAGACTCATAGAGTCAATTCTTATTTGTGAGTCTTTACGGGCAGCAACAAGTGTATGTGCTTGGTCACTTGCCTCTTGGTCTGTCTGTACAAGAATTCCTGTTCTTTGACCTGATTTAGTAAAATAAGTAGCAATACTTTCAGGAGATTCAACAGTTTGAGGTACTGGGTCAGGCCCTATATTATCATCATATCTTGTAACTGTAACATCATTTAAAATTAATTGATCATCAAAAGCAAAGTCAACACTTGTATATTTTAAGTTTGTTGGCGATGGAACATCTGAGTAGTTTCTTATTGTGCTATCAGCCAATTCTGAAACATCTGTACGATCTAAAAATCTTGCTTCGCCCTGTCTTGAAATAAAGAAAGCACCAAACTCTGATTGTTCAACAGTCTGAATAGCCTGCAGAACTCCTCTGTTACCACCAGGATCTGCCTGCATTGTAGATTCACCAACATCTATGTTCCTCATAGAATTTGGAAATCCTGCAAAATCAAGTAAAGAATTTACTCTTGCACCTGATAACTGTCCTGCTGTACATCCAGGAACTGGGGCTACTCCAGTAGACACATTATTTAAAAGACGGAATCCATCAGTGCATTGAAGAACTACTGTAGATGTAGCATCTGTTCCTTGATAAAAGGATGTATCAAATGAGTTAATATATCCAGAGAACAAAGCAACTCTATATGTTACTCCTAAAACTGTAGTATCTGCCCATATTCTTATTTTGCGTAATGGTAGTAATTTACCATAGTATGGTGATGCTGTATTCTGTGGGTTGAAATCTGAATCAGGATCATTTATTGTTACCGTCGCAGTTCCAGCCTCAAAGTTTGAAAGAATACGGTTACGGCCTCTACGAGTAGACACTGCCATTACCTGATCAGTAATATTAACAATATCTGCAGCAGTGTCTGCTAAAATATTAGTGCCAAGAATTCCATAGTCTATGTCGTCTAAGAGAAAAGGATATCCAAATGATGCTCCATTTGAGAAGTCAATCTCTACTCCAATTACTGGTGCTGCCATTACACTGCCTGCAATGTTATAGTGTTACCGTTAGTCTGGGTAGCAAGCAGTCCATTTCTTACTGCTGAAACTAAGTCTTGTTCAGTAGATACAGATCCATTGACCACTAGATTAACTGTAACTGCTCCTGAAGAAGATGTTCCAGACACACTTGATGCATTAGCCATAGTCATTGACCTAAATTTAGATCTTTCATCATAATCTAGTTGTGCTGATAATGCTTGAGATGCTGCTAGATCTGCTGCTTCTTTTTCTCTGAATCTAGACATTTTTGTAATATTGTCTTGTATTGCTTGTGCTTGTTCTGCTGCTCTTAGTTGTGCTGCTATAGATGCTGCACCTATTGCTCCAGATTCTTGTGATGCAATGGCACTTGGAGTAACTCCTGCTGCAGCGATTGCTGCTGCGTTCATGTCACCCTTTGCTTTGGCTGCTGCATAAGCGTCTGCTGCTGCTTTAGAAGCATTTTCTGCTGCTCTTGCTGCTGCTGAGGCTGCAGAATCTGTGGTGCTTGCAGTGCTTGAAGAACTAGAAGAAGAACTAGAAGAAGAACTTGAACTTGAACTTGAAGAACTTACCTTATTTCCAAGGGCTGCTTGATAAGCAAGAAGTGCTGCTAGAGCGTTCTTCCATGCAATTTCTGCTGCCTTTGCAGGATCAATGAGAGTACCTGAATAAGATACAGGAGAACCAATTTGCTTAATATATTCAACAACCTGGTCAGTGCTTAATTTCCACTTATCCTTAAGTTTGATAATTTCAGCATCTTCTAATTTACCGTCATTTACAACACCAACAAAATCAGCATACATTTTGACTTGCTGTTCAGTCATGCTCCACTTTGTCTTAAGTTTCTCAATTTCTTGAGTATCTAAAACGCCATCATTTAATGCTACAAAGAAATCAAGATACTTTGCTGCTTGTTCTTTTGTGCTACCCCATGATTGAGCAAGTTTAATAACTTCAGCATCAGATATTTGACCATCTGAAACAATTTGAAATTGAAGAATATAAGCCTTAACTGCCTCAATTGTTGTGCCCCACTTTTGTGCAAGTACTGCAATTGCTCCTGGAAGTTTTTCATCTGATAAAGACAAAACCTTAAGGATATCGTCATAACGCATTGCAAGGTCGTTCTTGACCTTCATTAATAGGACTTCTTCTTTTAACTTATTAAGAAGGCTTAAGTTAATTGCGTCTAACTTTCCTTGTCTAATTAGTAATGCTTCTGCAGCATTAATCTGAACCATCTTCTGGTCTTCAGATGAAAGTAGTGCTACTCCATAATTTTTAGCAATACGAGCATTTATCTTTGCATAATCTGCATCAAACTTTGCTCTCTTCTTAGCAGCATCATCAGCCTTCTTTTGTGCTGCTGCATTTTTAGCAATTTGATCTGCTGCTATTTTATCTTGCTTGGCCTTCTCCATGCCAATAGTGACTTGCTCATATCCAGCCAAAATAGATTTTTGTTGCTGTTTTGCTATTTGCTCATTTGTAAGTTTTGATTTCTTTGCAGAAGTTTCAGTCTTATTAAAGAATTTATTAAATAGTGCAAATCCAACCTGGAAGGCTGTTGTAAGAATAATCAATGCCTTTAAATGAGGACTCATCATACTAAGAAGAGTAAGCATAGATTTTAATCCAGCAATAATTCCACCTGAAATAAATGTTCTTCCTACTATTGCTAATAGCCCACCTAATGTTCTTACAGCACCAAGTGTTTTAGCACTAAATACAGCATTAACTATAGGCATTATTCTCTTATAAATATTATAAACAAGCATTAGTTGTGTCGTGAATACACTGAATACTGGAACAATGGCTATAAAGGTAACAATTTCTTTATACTTTTCAATAAACCCTATAAGTTTAACAACATTGTTTGAAATTGCAAGAACAGAATCTAATACTGCTTTAAAACTATCTTGTAGACCAGTTTTATTTAATTCAATCCATTCTTGCGTTTTTGGAATAACATCACTAATAAGATATCTTGTAAACTCTTGAACAACAGGTAAAAGGACATAGCCTAATTGCTCAGCAACCTCACCAAATTGTAATTTTAATTGTGTAAATGGATCATTCTTGGCTACTGCTTCTGCTGCACCTTTATAGTCACCTTCAAGTTGCTGAAGAATCTTAGAAAAGTCTCCAGACTTAATTGCTGCCTTGTCAAGTTGAGGAAACATTTTCCCAAGAGCAGTAAAGTTACCATTGCTGGCTTTTGCCATTGCTGCTGTAACGGCAGCCAAATCTTTTCCACTGCCTGCTGCTGCATCAAGTGCACGAGTCTGCAGATACTGTGCTGTAGTAACATCACCAGTTGCAGTAACAAGTGTATTTAAACTTGATCTTAAATCTGTATCAGATACATTTACAAGCATCTGTGTTTTAGAAATATAGTCTTCTACTGCCTGAATTTGTTCTTTTGTTGCACCAGTTACATTGCTAAGAGTGTTAGCAAGCATTGTGGCAGATTTTGAATCATCAATTGCTGCTTGTACTGCATCTTTACCAATTTTATATGCAAATGCACCTGCTGCTGCTGCAGCGACTGCATAAGATTTTACGGCTTTTTTACTCCAGTTATCAATCTGGTCGCCAAGTTTTTTAATATCTTTTTGTGCAGCCTTAGAGCCTTTATCTGAGTATTGGGAAACAATTCTGGCTATTACTGCTCCTGATGTTGCCATGTTAACCTCTCCTCATATTTAAATTCTTTTGTAATGTTGATTTTGCTTTATCTAAAGCATCAGAGACATTTCGTTCAATTCTGTCTCTATTTTTATCAACTGACTTCCAGATCAATCGTGAGGCACTAAATGCTTTATCTTCTAAATTACTAATAAAACTATTCTTGCCAGAACTCTTATTTGATCTTCCTGATAATTCATAGATTACGCCTGCTGCAGATCTATTCTTTAATGCACCTGCAGATGTTGTGTATCCCTTGCTCCTATTAACTTTGCCTTCAGCCCTTGTAGATGAGATTCCTGCCTTAATAACACTTTGATCCCAAGCAGGCCATCCTGCTCCACCACGAGTACGAGGCTTAACTGCGGGAACGGTGTTCCACCCACTAAGAGGTGGTTCACCAGATACAAATCCTTGAGCGTCTTGTTTAGCAACTTTCAGTTCAGAATTTATTACCTTAGTGAATTCTTTAACTGCTTGCTTATCAAAAGACTCTAATGCTTTTAGTGTTTCTTTAACACCAGTTAACACTATTGCATTTCTGCTCATTATTTGCCCACATTCTTGTTTTTTTCTTTTATGTAAATAACGATTGCTTCAAGTACACCATCTGGTGCTTCAAGCAAATCAATTGGAGATATTCCAGTCTCCACAGAGATCATTGCTACCGTATAGGTTAGGCTGTCTCTGTGGATTCTGAATTTGGGTCAGTCTCTAGTTCTACACTGTCAAGTGTGTCTAAGAAGGCTTCGCCAAAAGGCTTTACAACCTTACCTGAATCCTTCATTGCTGACCAAGCCAGGAAGTAGATATGCTCTAACTTCTGATCTTCTGTCAACAACTTAGCAAAGCCTTTATTGTATTTGTTTTCAAATGCAACAAGTGTCTTTGGACGAAGTGCGTATACTCCTTCATCTCCGTCTGATGTTTTTACTTTTATCTTTAGTCCATCCATTTTGTGCCCCTTTTCATTAGGTTGTTGTTTATACTACGGTGTAGTATCTTTTGTAATTGCTCCAGATATAGGCCAGTTTACTGTAATAGTACTTAGCCCACCAACAGATGCATTGAGTGGAGTCCACTCTGAAATTAATGCTTCAAATTGATACTCTGGATTTATTGCTGAGATTGGTGCGTTTAATGCTCTTACAGCACAGGAAACTTTTGTACCTACTCTTGAAGGAACACCTGTGTATCCATTAAAGAATTCTTCAAGTGTTAAAGTTGTTCCTGCACCGTATTCAGTACTGAGATCTTGGTAGAACTCAAAACTTACTGAGTTAGTCCCAACTCCAGCAATAACTTCCTTGTAAATTACTCCATCTTTAACTGGCGTAACATCAAGAATATCATGTACTGTTGAGATAGTTAGACTTGAAATGAGGTCGCTGAAATCATAAACCCCTTCAAATACAACCGTCGCATTAGTTAAGACTAGTTTTGACATATTAAGGTGTTACATCCTGAACAATTGCACCTGTGATTGGCCATGTAACAGATGCTGTTGCCAATTCGCCAACTGCACCGTTTAGTGGTGTCCACTCTGAAACTACTGCGTTAAATTGGTACTCAGGATTGGTTGCAGAAATTGCACCATTTACTGGTTGTACCTTAACTGCTACTTCTGTACCCAATAGTGGGTAGATTGTTGCATTGACTGAACCTGCTGCGAAGTCCTGGTGGAACTCAAGTGTTACTGAGTTGTCAACAAGTCCTGCTGTACGAGTCTTTGCTGCTGCTGGAACATTTCCGCCTTTAAATGCAGTTGTTTCCAAAACATCATATGTGCTTCCAAGAGTTACTGATGCAATATGATCTGCGAGGCTTACGCCTCCAATTGTTACTTCAACATTGGTTAATACTAATCTGGCCATTGTTATTTTTCTCCTTGTTCGTTATTTACTGAGTTAAAAACAGAAACTTTTGGTTCCTGCTGTGTTGCTTGTGGTACTGCTGGTACTGCTTTTACTGCATTTGCGGATACAATATGACCTGCTGCAAGAAGATGTTCAACACTTCCACCTGCATTAAGTATATCATCTTTGGTAAGTTTCTCATCTTTTACCTTACCGCAAACTGTTGTGTTTGAGATTACTGTATATTCCATTGCTTCTCCTTAGCCCCAGATTGTGAGGTTATAGCGATATGATAAGAAAGACTGCTCACCAGATGTATATGTACCACTTTCTGCACTTATAACTCTGAGTGTATCAACAAGGCCACCTAGTGATCTATCTGACTCTAAAGCAGTTTTGATTGAACCATTACCACTTCCAGCCAGGAAATTATCAAGTTTGTCTTGTCCTGTTCTTTCTGATATTCTTTGAACAATCACAAATACATCAACAGATGCTTGGTCTAAGCCACGAGCATTGTCAACATCAAATGTGAAATCTAATTGGCCAACTACGGCACATGGTGGAACAATAACATCTGGAATCAAATCATAGACTCTTAAATTTGTTATTGTCTGCAGATTTGCTTTTAACGCATCTCTTACACCATTAATATTGGAAATAGCCATTAGTAAGCCAATCCAAAGTTTCTACGGTATGTCTTTAGAAGCATCTCAACATCTGGATCTAGACGAGAGTTCA